GATTGTATCTTTCATACCTTCAGATGAAATAAAAGAATCATCACACGCTCTTGTAAAGTTCTTAAGTTACAAGCAGTTGCCGTATAAGGATGATGAAATGTTCGTTGTATCTTTTAAGCCAAGAATAACAAAGGCTGGCAAGAAAATGGCATCTCTTACGCTTGCAGACACAAGCAGAGACCTGCACTCTATTACAGTTTTCCCTACATCTTTTGCAAAAGCCTATATGCATATTGAAGAAGGAAAGTCATACAAGTTTGATTTTGGCAAGACTAAAGACGGAACAGTAACATTGGAGGATGTACATGTCAGTTAGTATAGAAGAAGCGTTAGCACAACTTGACCCTAAGTTGAGAAAAAGATTGGGTAGCGGAGTAGGGATTAACTATGAATACCAGCCTACACCTAGTTTTGGTTTAAACCGTGCTTTAGGAGGAGGTCTCCCTTATGGTAGACAGGTCCTTATCTGGGGCTCTAAGTCTTCTGCAAAGTCCTCTATGTGCCTTCAGATGATTGCTCTAGCACAAGCAGAAGGAAAGTTGTGTGCTTGGATTGACTCAGAGATGTCCTACTCAGAAGACTGGGCTAGAACACTTGGGGTAGATCCAGAAAAACTAATCTACTCACAAGCAAGAACTATTAGCGATATGGTGGATGTAGGTGTTGGATTAATGAATGCAGGAGTTGATTTAATTGTGGTAGACTCTATTACATCAATGCTTCCTGCAATTTATTTTGAAAAGGATACAGATGAAATGAAGGCTTTGGAAAACACAAAGCAGATTGGAGCAGAATCCCGTGACTTTAGTAACGCATGGAAAATGCTTAACTATGCAAACAATAAAGTTAAGCCAACTTTGCTTGTTCTCATTTCTCAGTCTCGTAATAATATTAATGCTATGTATACTAGCCAGCAGCCTTCTGGTGGTCAGGCTACTAAGTTTTATTCCTCATGTATTGTTAAACTCTTTTCTTCAGAGTCAGACAATCAAGCGATTAAGGGCAAGATCAAGGTAGGAGATAAATTAATTGAAGAAAAAATTGGTAGGACTATTAAATGGGAACTACAGTTCTCCAAAACCTCTCCAGGGTTCCAATCTGGTGAGTATGATTTTTATTTTAGAGGTGATGATATTGGTCTTGATACCATTGGTGATTTGGTTACTACTGCTGAACTAAACGGTATTGTAGAGCGTACAGGTGCTTGGTACATCCTTCCAGACGGCTCAAAAGTCCAGGGTAAAGAGGCATTTGTTAATCGTGTAAGAGAGGATCTTGACTTGCAAGAATCAATCAAGGCGAAACTAAATGCCTAGTTTTACTGTGTACTATGGAAAGTTTGTATGTCATGAATGCAAAACAGAAGTAAAATCTCTTAGACTTTATGCTGAGACAAAAACAGCAACCTGGATGTGCCCAAACAAGCATTTGAGCACTGTGAAGTTTGGCAAGCAGAAATACAAGGGCAATGACAGAGAAGAGTGAGTCTAAGAGAATAGGTGCTAGGCAGCACAAAAACTCTGGTCGCAACACACAAAAAGGTGATGCCTCTTGGAAAAATTTTGTGGTAGACTTTAAAGAGGTTGAAAAATCTTTTACATTAAATAAAGAGGTTTGGGCTAAGGCAACAACCGATGCTATGAAGAATGGCAAAGATCCAGCAATTGTCGTGGTTCTTGGCGAGGGTAACTCCAAGGTTAGACTTGCCATAATTGAGATGAGTATTTTAGAACAACTTTCAGAGAATGGTGTATAATAGTATTATGAATACAGGACACGAACCAAAGAATCAAATAAAGCCACATATCATAAAGGACTTCTTTACAAAAGAAGAACTAGAGGTAATTCTTGCGATAGTAAGATATCAAAAAAATGCTAAAAACTTATCAGCATTTCACTCTCCAATCATTCTGCCAGATTTATCTAGAATGCAGATAGAACTTATGTATCCGCCAAGCATTCAAGCCAAACTTGAATCTTTTGCATCAGAGATGATTGGAGAGGCAGTCTTTATGTCTCACAACAGTTATTTAAGTTATACGAAAGAGCATAACGATTCAACAAATCCAAAGTTACCAGTACACTACGACTCAGATAACTATTTTACAAAAATGACTATGGACTATCAACTAGATAGCAATATTGATTGGCCGATAGTTATTGAGGGTGAAAGTTTTAATCTTCAGTACGGAGATCTTCTTATATTCTGGGGTGCTGGTCAGGTACACTGGAGAGAGCCAATATTGTTTAAAGAAGGAGACAATACTGAGGTTTTGACAATGCATTTTTCAACAAGAGAAGATTTTGAAAAGTTAAACAACGTTTCTCGTGATCCAGAAAAAAGAAAAGAGAGACTAGCAACTTGGCAAGCAGATCCAGTATTTGCACAGTACAATAAAGATTTTTTTGAAAAAGAGGCTTCACTTTTAAATTTAAAAGTTCTTGGAAAAGGATAATAAATGCAAAATGAAGGTACTACTATAGACATGGTAAATGGTCTTGCAGAGATTGCAGACTACATGGAAGATGAAGAGTTAACTACAGCACTTACTTTTATTGCTAAGATCATTATTAAGCCAGACATTCCTCTTAATGTGGCTACAGTAGAAATAGTAAGACTTCAAGCAATAGCAGCAAAGATGGCTTTTAAGGCAACTTGGATGGCTAATGTTGATAAGTCAGATCGTGGTAAGAAGAATCTTTATTACACAGCAGCAGAATCAATTAACAATCTTGTTTCTGCGCTGAAGTACATAACCCGCTAACCCTACAATCTGCTATACTTATATTAACAGAAACGAGAAATAATGACAAAAAATTTGCTGCATACTGTAATGATAAAGCCAGAAGAGAAGCCGATTCACCGCATGGATATAGCGGGACTTGAGGCAAAGATTAAAGAAGGCTATACGATTACCCGTGTAGATAAGCATACAACAAAGAAGACTTTTGCACCATCAACCATTGCCTATGGTCATGGAGAGTGTGCAAGATATTGGTACCTTGCATTTGACGGTCAGGTGTTTGAAGACAATGCAGATGCATACGCATCAGCAAATATGACTGCTGGTACTTTATCGCATGCAAGAATTCAAAATGCAATGCTAAATGCTGGTATTGTTAAAGTTTTTCGTGATGAAAATAATGAAGCAACAACAGAGTTTAAGATTATAAATGAAGATCCTCCTATCTTTGGTTATGGGGATGTCATGTTTAATTGGCAAGGAGAAGAACTCATTGGTGAAATTAAAACAATGATGAACGAAGGGTTTGAATATAGAAAGGCATCAGGAAAGGCCAAGACTGGTCACTTGATGCAATTACTTATCTATATGAAGATCTTAAAGAAACCAACAGGTGTCATGATTTATGAAAATAAAAACAATCATGAACTTCTTTTGATACCTGTAGATGTAAACGATCATTACCGTCGGTGGGTAGACCAGGCATTTGATTGGATGAGACTAGTTCGAAAGACATGGGAAGATAGAACCCTGCCAAATAAAAACTATAGATCAAATTCCAAGATATGCAAGTCATGCCCAATTAAAAAAGCATGTGAGTCTGCTGGACCAGGCGTGTTAAAAATAGCACCCTTGGAGATTCTCGGTGAAGAACTGTAAATGGTGCGATACTCAATTTGAGCAAACAGTATCTTATCAAATATATTGTTCTGCAGTATGTAGAGATTTGGCAACAAAAGAAAAAATTGCTGAAAGATATCTACATTCAAAAAGACAAAGAAGAATAGGAAAGACAAGGCTTTGCAAGTCTTGCTCTTTGCCTTTATCTATATATAACGACGATCCAATATGTTCCTCTTGTGCGGTAAATCCAGATGCAGTAAGTAAGGCAATTAAAGAAATAAAAGGGAAAACAAATGGTAAAAAATAAGTGGGGGCTAGAAATAAAGCCACATAAAATTTGTGCTATTGACGCTAGTACTAACAGCCTTGCGTTTTCTTTGTTTGCTGGAGAAAACCTTGAGTCGGTTGGTAAGATTAGTTTTGAAGGAAACAATACCTACGAAAAGGTAATGGATGCAGGTAAAAAAGTAAAAGGATTTTTTGATATATACGGTGGGTTTGAGGCAATAGTTATCGAGCACACAGTATTCATGAACAGTCCAAAGACTGCTGCAGATCTTGCCTTGGTTCAGGGAGCAATCCTTGGTGCTGCTGGTCAAACTGGAACTAGAGTAATAGGAACTGTTTCACCAATCACTTGGCAAAACTATATAGGAAATAAGAAGATATCTAAAGATGAACAACTCTTTATTCGTTCACAGAATCCTGGAAAATCAGTTTCTTGGTATAAGACTTACGAAAGAAATCTTCGTAAAGAAAGAACTATAAAGTTTATTAATACAATCTATGATAGAACTATTACTGATAACGATGTTGCAGATGCTTGTGGTATTGGCCATTGGGCTATAAAAAATTGGGGTAAAGCAATTGGACTTGACAAATAACATCATGGCTGCTAAACTATATACATCAGAAGTCTTTATGCGTAAGAGATATCTTATGGACAAAAAGACTCCAGAAGAGATTGCAAAGGAGTGCGGAGTGAGTCTAGAGACTGTCTACGTATACCTTGCTAAATTCGGATTAAGGAAGTCAAGACGATGAATAAATTTGAAAAAGCATTAGTAGCAATTGCTGTAGCAGGTGCAGTTGGTTTTAGTTTTGCATTTGCTTTACTAAAAGGAATTCCAGAAACATTTGATTGGGAACTTGACGAAGAGGAATCTTATGAGTGATAACCTAAACATAACAGTAGACCAAGTAAACAATCCACGACACTACACATCAGATCCATCTGGTATTGAGTGTATTGAGATAACTCGTCATCGTAATTTTAATATTGGTAATGCCTTCAAATATCTTTGGAGAGCAGGGCTTAAGGATGAAGCAAAGACCATACAAGATTTAGAAAAAGCAATTTTTTATATCAAGGATGAAATCAATAGGCTAGAGGGAAAATATGTCAACTGAAGATGATCTAGTCAAGCACTTAGACCAAGTAAATTTGGTTGTAGAAGAGTACCTTAAAGGCAATGATCCTACAGTAATATCAAAACAACTATCTATCCCAAGACAAAAAGTAGTTACACTTATTAATGAGTGGAAGGTTATGGCATCTGCTAATGATGCTATCCGTGCTCGTGCTAAAGAAGCACTTGCTGCTGCTGATACACACTACAGTAAGTTGGTGTCTCGTACATACGAAGTTATTGATGAAGCATCAATGACAAATAATCTTAGCGCAAAGACTGCTGCAATTAAACTTGTTATGGATATTGAGTCTAAGCGTATCGATATGTTACAAAAGGCTGGTCTGCTTGAGAACAAAGAACTTGCTGAAGAAATGATGGAGATTGAGCGACGCCAAGAAGTTCTTGTTTTAATATTAAAAGACATTGCATCTGAGTATCCACAGGTTCGTGACGAGATTATGCGTAGACTTTCTTCGTTTGCAAAAGACAACGAGGTGATTACAGTTGTCCACGACGTTCAATGATTTTCTTGAAGTCCTCAAAGATAATCATTTTCAAGAGACACCAGTAAATGCAAAGACATTTGTTGAGGGTGAGGACTATCTAGGTCAGCCTGGACTGTCTGATATACAGTACGATATCGTAGAGGCAATGAGCCAAATCTATCGCAAAGAAGATCTAATTGATATAATGGGAGAAGAAGAAGGCACAAGATACTTTGAAAAATATACAAAGAATGAAATTATCCTGCAACTTGGCAAGGGATCTGGAAAAGACTTCGTATCAACAGTAGCATGTGCATATATAGTATATAAATTATTGTGCCTAAAAGACCCAGCAAAGTATTTTGGTAAGCCAGCAGGAGATGCTATTGATTTAATTAACGTTGCTATTAACGCTCAACAGGCTAAGAATGTTTTCTTTAAAGGTTTTAAATCAAAGATTGAAAGATCCCCATGGTTTGCTGGAAAGTACTATGCAAAAGCAGACTCAGTTGAGTTTGATAAGTCTATAACTGTTTACTCTGGTCACTCAGAAAGAGAATCGCATGAGGGTTTGAACCTTCTTCTTGCAGTTCTTGATGAGATCTCTGGGTTTGCATCTGAGGTTGGAACAGGTAACGAACAGGGAAAGACTGCTGAGAACATCTATAAGGCTTTCCGTGGATCAGTAGATTCTCGTTTCCCAGACCTTGGCAAAGTTGTTTTGCTTTCATTTCCAAGATACCCAGGAGATTATATTTCAGAAAAATATGATGCAGTTATTGCTGAGAAAGAAGTAGTTGAAAGAGTCCACGAGTTTATTATTAATCCATTACTGCCTGACACAGACCCAAACAATAAGTTTGAAATTTCCTGGGATGAAGACCACATCATCTCATACAAATACCCAGGAGTGTTCGCACTAAAGAGACCTACATGGGAAGTAAACCCAACAAGGCAGATTGATGATTTTAAGATTGCTTTTATGACTGACCTTGGAGATGCAATGATGCGCTTTACATGCGTACCAACCTTTGCTTCTGATGCATTCTTTAAGCAACAAGAAAAAGTAAGAGCATGTATGACACTTAGAAACCCTGTGGATAACTTTAAAAGGTTTGACGAATCATTTAAACCAGATCCAACTAAGAAATATTATGTGCATGCTGACCTTGCTCAGAAGCACGACAAGTGTGCAGTTGCTATTGCACATGTAGAAAAATGGGTAAACATACAAGTAATTAATAACTACGAACAGGTAGCACCAATTGTAATAGTAGATGCAGTAGCGTGGTGGGAACCAAAGGTAGAAGGGCCAGTTAATCTTTCAGAAGTTAAACAGTGGATTCAGAATCTTAGAAGAATAGGGTTTGATATTGGAATGGTTTCATTTGACCGTTGGCAATCATTTGATATTCAAAATGAACTCAAACAGGTTGGAATGAAAACTGATACTGTTTCTGTTGCTAAGAAGCACTACGAGGATATGGCTATGCTTGTATATGAGGAAAGACTTGCTATGCCAGCAATAGATTTATTATTTGATGAACTAACACAGTTAAAGATTATGAAAAATGATAGAGTTGACCACCCCCGCAAAAAGTCAAAGGACTTGGCTGATGCTGTGTGTGGAGCAATATTTGGGGCAATATCACATACCCCAAAAAATATAGACACTGAAGTAGAGGTTCATACCTTTAAAGACAGACCGAAGACTCCAGAAGAGCAGTTTGACCTGGAAAGTCGCAATGTGATACAATATAAACCTAGCCAAATAAAAGACATCGAAGATTATTTGGATGGACTAAAAACACTATAAACAAGGAGAAATAATGAATTCATTTAAGAAACTCGCTCTTGCCATGGTTGCAGCCATGACATTGGGCACAATGGTAGCAACGCCTGCAAACGCTGCTGTAATGACAGTCGCTGTATCGCTTGACACTGTAGCAAACACTACAAACTCAGCAATCGCAACGCCTGCATCATTACCAGTACCAGCAGACAATACAGTTGACGCTGCTGACGCACTAAAGTTTATTGCAACAGTTGATGTTGGAACAAGCGTTTCAGTCGTAGCAACAAACGCAACAATCGTGTCTGCACTACACACAACTGCTGCACCAGTAGGAGCAACATCAGGATCATCATCTTTGACAATTGCAACTGGTACAGGAACAACCGCAACATTTTATGTCTACACAAAGACAACAGCAATTGGTACAGTTGTAATCACAAATCAGGGTACAACACTTACATACTACGTACAGGGAA